GTCTAATACTTGAACAAAACCCACTGTGCCGGCGGCTGCATCAACAGCATATGGATTGTTTGTTGTAGCAGCTTTGGTCCAATAACGATACTTGTTACCAGCAAAGTCATATACCCAACGGTTGGTAATACGGCTAGCTTGTAACTGTGTAGTGTTGGCTAGAATAATACCAATGCTCATTGTGTTTGCCACTGTTGGTGTTGCCAAATTTACCAGCTTGCAGATAGCAGTATCTGTACCATCTGTAGCTAAAAACTTGTGTGCACCTTTTTGACGCAAAATGCTACCGGTTGTTGCAGAACCGTTAATTTTAACTTGCGGTGCAATCTGTGGTCCAATTTGACTGCGAATACCACCAACAGAACCAACGTGATTACCGCTGATTAAAGTTGGACTGGTGTATGAGTCAACCAGCTGACTGGTAACCGAATGAGTTTTTGCGATTTTTAGTTTGTTTGCCATTTTATTTCTCCTTTGCCCCAAGGGCGTTAGCGTTCTAGGCTATCCGAAGTGGTGCTCCGAAAGTTACTCTTGTGAGTGAACACTATTATTTATGCGGTCAACAAAAAAGCCCCTTGCGGGGCTTTTTGTTTCCTTCCCATCCCTGGGTAGTAATTTTTGGATTACTGGAATGATAAGTTCGCAACTGCAATCTCACCAACGTAGTCACCAGCGTTACCTAGAGATGACGCTGTGTTTGTTAACTCAACATAACCATAACGTGTCATGAAGCTAACTACTGGTTCGAATGTACTTGGATCTAGTACAACACCAGAGCTCATCAATGGGATATATGGGCAATAGAACGCAGCTGCATCAGCCTCGCTTGAACCCTTATAACCAACTAATACAGCTTGGCTGTCGTTTGCATAACCGTCAACATAAATCTTCATTGCGCCGTTCAATGTACCAACAAACTTGGTGTTTGTAGGAGCTTCGAATGTGCCTTCTGTTGTACGAGCGAATGCAGATGTTGTAGCACTTTGTAGTACTGTTAACGCAGCTGGGGAAACAACTGCCCAGTTACCAGCACCACGACGTGTACGCTGAGCGATCAAGTTAGCTGTACGATTGACTAGAACAGCTAAAGCAGCGTGTTCATCACCAACGAATGTAGCTGTACCAGATACTGCAGCTTGGTCAAATGTGTAATCAGTTGCAGCTAGAGCACGTAAAGAAGCCAAAATTTCTTGGTCGATCTCAACTGTGATCTCTTGTGCCAAAGCAGCCATGATTTCAGCTTCAACATCCAAACCGTGCATAGATTGTGCATCTTGCGCAGCTTCGAATGTCCAACGAGCTGATAACTTACGTGTTTTAGCTTCTACAACTTGTTTCAAGATTTGAACGTTGATACGGTTACCTGCTACGCCTTCAAGAGCTGCTGTAGAAGTAGCTTGTGAAGTTGCAGAGTTACCAGAGTATGCTGTTGCAATCTTGAATGGGCTCAATGCCTCATCGCCAGCGTTTGCGCCGTCTGTTGATGTTGTAGCACTAACGCTATCAGCATAACGAACACGCAATGTGTGGATTTGAGCAACTGGACCTGTCATTGGTTGTACACCAACGATTTCGTTAGCGATAACTGTTGGCATTACACGACGGATAACTGGTAGAATTACACGGTTTAGTGTAGCTACGTTACCTGCTTGTGTTGAGCCAGCTGTTGCGTTCTCAGCTAACATTTTACGAGTGTTTTCTAAGATCACACCCATTGTTGTACGACGTGAACCTTGTAGGCCTTCTAACAGGGCTTCTTTGGTTTCGCCCCAACGGCTTTCTAATAATTGTTGTGTCATTTTAATTCCTCTTTCCTTTTAGGGTTTAATTAAGCCCTGCTAAACGTTTTAGTTCAACAACATTGGTTTGCACTTCTGTTGTTCGGCCTTCAACGGCAGTTTTAGCAGTTTTATCACCAGTTACTACTGCACGACTCTCTGTCAAAACTGATTGCTTTTCAGCAACAACTTTAACAGCGGAATTGTTCAATACAGCTGGTAGATACTTTTCGTATGCAGTCTGAAGACGATCAGTCTGTACACTCTCGAGCAAGTCACGCATGATTGCTGACTTCTCTTTGTTCAAAGGCTTCAACATTTCTGCAAGTTTTTCTTTGCGTTCTGCTGACTCTTTGATAATCTTGATTTCTGTTTCTTTTGATTCAACTAGAGCTTTCTTGTCTTCAATTGCTGATACTGCTTCAGACAATTTCTGAGCCAAAGTACTTACAGTACCTTGTAACTCACGGATCTGCTTGTTCTCATTTAAATGAGTACCGGCAAACTCGCTGGCGAATGCTTCAAATAGACGACGACCAAACATATTCTCACGAGCAATTTGGATATCTTCTTTTAGTTGAGTCAATTCTGACTCTAACGAACTGGTAACAGCCTCTTTAACAGCCTCGGCAGATTGTTTTACAAATTTAGCTTGTAGTTCAGCTAGTTTAGCTTTACCTTCAGCAACTAAACGAACCTTGGTTTCCACCACGGCACGCTTGTCTGCTTCAAACTCTTTGATTTCTTCTGCTAGCGCACGGATTGTAAAGTTTTCTAACTTGGCAATAGCTGCTTCGTATGTCTTACGATCTGCACGTAGTTCTTTAATTTCTTCTGATAGTTTTGCTACCATGAAATTATCAAACTTGCTGGCGCTTTCAACCATTGTGCGTTTAAATGCAACACGGTCTTCTGCTAATTGTTTTTTTTCGTCTGCAAATTCTTGTAGTTCTGCAGTGAGAGACTCTGTAACCATTTTGTCTAGAGCTTCAACCATTACAGCTTTATCATGTGAATAACGTTGTGCGAATTCTTCACGTAGTTCAGCACGTACTTGTTCTTTGGCTTCGGTAATACGAGCTTCCCAAGCTTCGGAAATTGCAGTACGAGTTTCCTCGTTAATAATTCCGTTATCCAACAATGGTTTGATAGCATCTAACATTGGATATTTCTCCTATAGTTTTAAATCTTTGATTAAGGCTTCAATGCCTTGCTTCAGGTACTTCTGTACTTTTTGATCTTGAGCGGCTTCACGTGCCGTTTCAAATACCTGCATACCACCTCGCATATTCATCAAGCCTTCATAAATGACTTTTGGATAAGCGTGAGGTGCGCTAGGCTGTGCTACGATGTCAACGGTAATGATTTCAAAATCACTAACGTGTCCACTTCCTTCGTTAACATTACCAGATCCACGTGATGATACACCTAGTTTTACGCCTGATGTGATCATGGCTTCTACCAGTTTACCCATCGGAGTTGGCAACACTTTTAATTTTCCGTAACCTGCAGGGCCATCCATCCACATTTCTGTGATCATATGGCTAACACGGTCCAAGTTAATCTTTAGATCATCTGGGTGGTCTACTTCGCCGAGTACACTATAACCACCTTTGATTTGTTCATTAATAGTTGACACGGCTTTTTGAATTTCGTGAACAGGATATACACGTTCGTTGGCATTCTTAACGCCACCTTCGATGAATATCCCTTTCATATAGAGATCCTTACTCTTGCCGTCAGCGGATTCGCTGTGTTCAACAACGATCCCTGCACGGTCAAAAGTCAAATTCTCTTTAAGATACAAAGCCATTTTGTTTCCTATCTAATACGATTAACGTACTTTTCCACCGATTTCGCTCTTCTTGTTAATTGGAACGGAACCGTTGTTACCTACTGTTTTACCTTCAGCGTCGTGTGACTTGCTGTACTCTTTACCTGTTGGTTTCTGAGCTGCTTTGCCACCTGGAACGTTTACGTTACCAGACTTGATAGTACCTTCGCCTTTGGTATATTCGTTACTTGCCTTTGTTGGGCTAGTACCGTCTTGATTGCTGTCTGCGCCTTTTGTTCTAACTGGTGTACCACCAAAATCAGCACCTGGACCTACTGGATCTTTGGTATTGATTGAAGTTTTTTTGCCAGCTGCGCCAACTGCTGTACCTTCGGCTGCGTCGCCTTGACCGCCGTAGATATCGCCAATTTGGTCAACATATTCACGCATTAGTTCAGAAGTTGATTTGATACGGTTAGATTTAGATTCTTCAGTCTTTTTTGCTTCTTTAGACTCTTCTTCTTTTTCTTCCTCTTCTTCAACTTCTTCTTCGTACATTTCTTCAGCCATTTCTGGTTCTTCACCGTGCTCAGCGCCCATTTCTGGTTCGTTGTGCATAGCTGGCTCTTCGCCGTGACCTTCGTCGCCCATGATTTCGTCAAACTTGGCTAATAGCTCGTCTAACTTGGCATCAATGTTCATTACCACGCCATCCCATCCACCCTGTTGCGAAATCGTCTCAAAAATCTGTTTTGAAAACTTACGGCTGAAATCCTTCGGGCAAAACGTCAATGGGTGCTGTCCCAAAACCGATTCCTTGGTGCGACGATACACGCGTTCGACCTCATCGTTGGCAAACAGGATATAACCATCCCGATCCGCAATCGTCACCGCTTCCGTGGATGGTGCCAACGCACGCGCCAACACCTCCACAAAGGAGTTCGCCGTGACGGAACTAGCCAGCGCATAGGGCACACGAAAAATTAGTTCGATGTCCAGGCGCTGGCAATGCAAATCAGGACGCT